TGAATTAAGAAACTCACCGTATAATTCTTGTTTAATTTTTGTAATTGAATCCTGAAATACAGGATTGTCTAATACATTTTTTGCTAATTCAGTTCGTTGTTTTTCTTGTTCAGGAGTCAATTAAAGTCCTCCAAAGGTTGTTTTTTTACCTGATTGCATATCTTTAACAACTTGCTCTATTCTATCTCTTTCGTTTTGTATTTGCTGATTATTGACAACCACATTACCTTGATAACCACCTTGATAATCGCTTGTAAATGGTGATCCAAAATCTTCACCACCTCCATAACTACCACCTGCATCTGTAATAATATTTTGATTACCGCCATACGTTACATCAGCTTCATTGGTATCAGCTCTTGGTTGAAATAAAATACTTTTATCTGGCTCACTTTGTATATCATAAATTCTGTTTAAGTTTTCATCAAACTGACCTGTAAAGAAACCTCTACGCATTAATTCATTTTCCATTGCATCTTTTCTTAATGCACTCTGATTTCCAAATGGTAACTGTAACAACGATCCTTGAATACCACCAAAACCATCTTTGAATGTTACTTGACCACCTCTGCTAGGGAGATAACCCAACATACCACTATTTGTTAGAAACCCTGATGATAGATAATCTATTAAATCATCGTCTGATAAATCACGCATTTCATCAATTGAGAAATATGGTCTTTCTTCAACTTCATCACCGCCACCACCTGTAACTTCATTTGCCATGTTTCCACCAAATTGATCTATTGGCTGACAAACTCCATCAATTAATTGATAACCAGGAGGACAAGGATCAACAACTGGATCTGTTTGTACTGGTGGATTAAGTGGAGGAAAATCTTGACCTGGCTCTCGTAAATCAAATATAGGATTTATTGCAGGAGGAGTTTGATATGGCTTATCAAGATAATCTGCAATTATCTGTTGTGCTTTTTGCGATTGCATGAATGCCATTAGTTTAATCCTTGCTGTATAATTTTAGCTGCTAGTTTTTCTTTTTCCATATCTAAATTATCGTTATCTTTTATTAACTGTGATGCTAGTTTTTGTTCATCTAAATCTAGTTTCTTTGCTTTTAACGTAGAATCAATTTGTAATTTTTTGTTTGCTAAATCTAATTCTGCTGCATCTTTTTGTGATCGTAATGCTAGTTCCTGCTGTGCCACCGTCAACGGATCAACTTTTGGCTGTCTTGGTTGTGGTGGAACAGTAGCAGGATTATTGAAGAATGGTGAAGCATCTTTATAACCTGAGTTTTGTAAATATTGTTCAAGAGTATTGTATATATTTTGCGGACTCACCATGTTCAAACCACCTTGTGCAATCATCTTTTCTTGCACCGCCAGAACTCGTGCTAAAACATTTAATCGTTGATCCTGATTACCAGTTCCAAGTCCTACTTGTACGGTTACATCATAGCGATTAAACCATTCACGAGGATTCATTGGAATAAAATCATTATTTATTTTTACTAATCTTTCACTATCTTGGTATTCACAAACAACGGCAAAAATACATCTGAAAATATCTTTTACACCTTCAGCAAAGTTTCTTGCAATGAGTTCGATACGTTGTGTTTGAGCCATCATCATTTGATTTGTTGATGTAGCTGTTGTGTGTGATTTGTTTATTGTATCGGCATTTAATCCCATTTGCTGTTTTGCTACACCAGTTCTTGATTCTTTGATTTCATCAATCTTTTTCATCATTGCCAAACCTTCATTTAAGAAGTTTGGTGTTTGCATTGGTGTTACAGCATTTGGACTTTTAACTCTTACAACTCCACCTGCTCGTGAAGTTAATAAATCATCTAAGTTTGCTTGACCATCCACGACAAGAGTTCTTGCGTGGTTTTGGAAATACATATTATCGAGTGTATTTCGTAAAATTGTTGACGATACTGCCTGGATGTCAGCAATAAGATCGTAAAAACTTAATCCAAAGAAACGATACGGCATAGGAATAGCTCGTACCATTGTTATTGGCATAAAAGGTATTTCTTCGTTCTCTAGCAGCTTGTAATTATTATATCCGTTGCCACCAACAGTAACTTTTCGTAGTTCAGCAATGCCATCGCCATCCATATCAACTTTTAAATAGCATTCGGTTACATTTACTACGGCTTGTGAAGGATCTAATGTGCTTACATTCAAATCTGTTGACGCATCATCGTAACTTCTTCGTGTAACAGCTTCCGTATTAAACACTTCTTCGTCAGATACAGGTAAATCATTAACAATTTCTGCATCATAACCCATATTTATCAATTCAGATCTCGTTTTATACACTCTGTGAGCTATAAAATTGCAATCTTTCATGGAAGTTGCTCTTTTTGACACCAAAATATCTTCTGGTGGCACACTTTCTATCTTTACTCTGCCAAAATCTGATATTCTTTTTATTTCAACATCATATTTGACAGGGAAAAGAGCATCGTCAGATGCTTTTTCGACAACATTGACTATCTCAACCTCTGTATCAAGGAGTAGGGAATTATATTCTATTTCAGTGAGGTCTTGATATTGCTCTTTTCTCTGTTCTTTATTTGGATTCCAATAGATTTTACAAAAACCATTCTTTTGAAGTAATGCCGTTTTAAATAAATCATATAAAATATTGAAACCATCGTTATCTTTATTAAAAATATGGTTACAATAGTTTGATATGCTTTCTGCAAATCTGCTATCTTCTGGTTGTGTTGCTTCAAATCTTACCATGCGATCACTTTGCGTAAACATTCGCATTAAACTTGGTAAAACTGACTCTACTGTTTCCAATAATTCTTGTGTAACAACAGCACTTCTGCCTTCAACCTCGTTGCCGTATGGCTCTCCGAGATAATATTTAAGCGATTGCTGTCGTTGTTCCGATAAATCGGATGTGTAATACCCTAGAGAGTTTTGCACCTCTTGTGATATTACTTGTAATAATTCTGAATCTGTTTTTTTTGCCATTACATAATTCCTAAACTTGGATATTTAATTTCTGTACTCCAATTTGATGATGTATTTAATCCAACCGCCAGGTATCTGAAAGCATCCGCACTATGCGAAGTCCAATCATGTACTGGTCTATTTTTTACTTCTCCTCGATCATTTGTACTCCATCTGTATTGACGAAGTGCATCTAATCCTAATTTTGTTTTTTCGTGATCAAACCAACATCGTGATAAAATCATTCTAACTGCATTGATGCCATCTTCTACTGACAGCTTCGGAACGATAGACGTTACTAAACCTAAACTCTGTGCTGTTTCAATCCTGGAGTTTCCAGTTCCTATTTCTCTGACACTTGCATCGTGAGGAAAGTAATGTGTGTCATACACATAACCTTTATCCTGAAGCATCCCTGCATAGTATTCTAAACCTTCACCACTATCTTCTTCGTAGTCAATCAAATGTATTGCCGATCCTACTTGCTGCACAAACCAAATCGAAGTTTTATCTGCCATTCCTAAATCCCAAAAAGTATTAACTTTATGCTTGGAGTCATAGGGAATTTTAGTAACTCTGTTTTGTTCGTCAGCCAGATTTAAGCTTTTGCCGTAGATAGAGCCAATCCCTGCACTATCAAAAGAGCATTCAAACTCTGCTTCATAGATTTCTGGTGGCATTAACTTCTTAGCTTCTTCTAATTCTTGTTCAGGTACAATACCTGTTTCACTTGCCTTAAAGTTTTTTGCTAACCAGGTTTCATTATGCTGTGCGTGATCAAACAAATCATAGAATGCATTATGACCAGCAGGAGTGCCAATAGCAATCATCCAACCATTTCTATCAACTAGCGATGGTCGAATAATCTCTGTCCATAAACGAGGTGGCATCTGAGCCACTTCGTCTAAGACACATCCATCCATATAAAGACCACGCAGAGTATCTGGTCTTTCGCAACCAAGTAATTGAATTCTTCCGCCATTCGGTAGATCGCATCGCAGCTCGGTTTCGTGGTATTGGACATCTGGGAGGACATCCGTATAGTATTTTAAATAATCCCAACAGTTTCTCTTGGAGATAGAGTACGTTGGAGAAATATAATAATATCGTGGGTTAGGTAACTCGTTTTGTAAGCACTTTTTGATCATCTCATTGATACAAAGTACCGTTTTACCAAACCTACGATGGCATACGAGAACATTAAATCTTTTTAATGAATCGTGTATTTCCTTTTGCAGTTGTCTTGGCTTGTAAGGTATTGTTATCTTCTTCACGATTTCTGTTTAAGAAAATCATTCATGCGAGAAACATCTTTGCCTTTAACAACTCCTTTACCTGAATTATCCGAAAAGTTAGACTTGTTGTTTAGTGCTTGTACTAAGTCCGTAAAGGAAATTACCTTCGGCTTATTTTTATTTGGTTTTTTCTTGTTCATAAAATTCGTAAGCAAAATTGTGCTGAGTTGAAGTGGGTTACCACATATAAATATAAATATAGATGGGGGTTGCTTTCTTTCCCAAGCTGCCAAAAAAACAAAGATCCTAGCAAAACTCACCCAATATTCACCCAACACAACAAAAAACTAGCTGTTTTCTGTAAAAAAAAACGGTTTAACTAACCGTTTACAAGGCATTTTGTAAAAAACTCATAAGAAGTCTGTGTCAAAAATATTATTTAAGGGAATAAATTATAATAATTCCGTTGTATTCTCCGCAATAATATTATTATCCTTCTTCTTTCTGTCGTTCTTCTTTAACTTCTTTTTAATAATATATGTGTCCTGATCGTTACCAATTCGAAACCCATCATTTAAACAATCAACAACCCTTAATAATTCAATTTCATTGTCTTTGATCGTCTGAGCTTGTGCCTGGTCAATATTATTTAATTTTAAATTATTTAACATTTTTTCAAACAATATTAATTTTTTATCGTCTTATGTATTGACTAATATTGTCAATATGACTATATTGTATATAACATAATAACAAGGAGTCATTATGATGGATTATGAAGGACTAATATTATTTTTGATTGTCATAGGAATAGTTCCTGCAATCACTTTATTTTTAAACTTTATGCAATAGGAGTAATTATGAAATTACATCATACAAAGTACAAAAAGAACTACTGGAATTATATCCTTAGTACAATTGAAACTGACAACGATGATCAACCATTAACAACTGATAAAGATAAAATAAAATATTTATTTGATCGCTTTTATCAGGAATACGGTTTTGCAATTCGTCATCAAGGTAAACAAAAAGCAATGAGTGAATGGCTTTCAGGTCTTGCTTTGGATCTTCCTTATTGGGATCAAGATATAATTTTATTAGCAATAAAATTAGGTTCAATTGATCCATATCCTAGTGCTAAATTATACAAACAAGTCACTCAAAACTATTGGTCATTCATGGCTAATATTATTTTATCATTTGAGCCGAAGGAGTAACAATGAATCAAATAAAAGTTTTATTATTAGTTATTAATTCAATCATGTTGGCTTGGATGCTAACTGATTATAATATTTTTCAACATACTTTTATAAGCAATGTTTTCTTAATTGCTTTAAGTATGACTTGGATCAAATGTTATGATTTAATCATAAACAATGAAAGCGAGTAACAATGACAAAAAAATCTAGTTTAGAGTTATTCTTGCGTAAGTACCCTAATCAATGGCACTCTTACGCAACGGATTATAAAACAAAAAAGCAAGTTAGCAATTTATTAAAAAAATATAACGATAAACCGTTCATTTTAATAAATAAAACTACAAATCAAATTTATTTTGAAATCAAGGAGTAATAATGAACAATCAAACAATTGATATTACTAAATATGATCTAAAAGATCCTAAAACTTTATATAATCTTGTTTACATACTTGACGGACAAAACAAGGTTAAACAATCAAAAATCAATGATTTGACAAGTAACATTGATTTTCTTGTGAAAGATAAACACAAAGATATAAAAAAATATCTCAATGATAATGGTTTCATTGTGATAAAAAACCCTAGTATTAAGTAATTTTAATGGAACAAGATATTGTAAATGGAATTTCTTTGCCTGATTTTATTAAAAAATATGGTAAAGAAAATGAATATTTTTATTATAAAATTATTAATATATGCGAAGAAGATTTAAAACTTTCAAGGATTAATAATGAAACACAATGAACTAAAAAAATTAATGAGTTCGCTTGATATTAGTCAAGCGGACTTATGTAGAATATGTTTTAACCAGGTTACACCCTCTGACCGTTCAATTGTTTCTACTTGGTTAAGCGGTAGAAAGCCAATCCCTCGTTGGGTAAAACAAGTTTTAAAATATTACAAGGAGTCAAGATGAGAAAAAAAACACCTCAAACTAAATTATCTTATCATAAGGACACATTTTTATTAACTTTTATTGCTAGTATTCTTGGAGAGTGTACCGCAATAGCTGATAACAATGTTTCTTTTTCATACAAAGATAAACCTGATTATTGTTTATTTGTTGATAGTGTTGAAGTTTTAATTGTTGAAGAACAATTTGACGATTCAAAAATTTTATATTCAATAATTGGTTATCTTAATTATCATAATTTTAATTACAAACTTATATAATAAAAACAAATTATAATTATGAAACTTGATCTTAGAAATCCAAAACATAAAATTTTAGCAAGAAAATTTATTATAAATCAATTTAATAAAATTGCTAAAAAGAAAAAAGGTAAAATTAGTATTATTGATTTATGGAATACTGAATTTAAATTAGAAAAAAAATATAATTTAAATTCAAGACAATCACAAAAACTTACATCTAATGTATTAAATTTTATTGCTTTTAAATAATATTATATAGCCAGGTTTTTGCCTGGCTATTAATCATTTATTTTTTAGTATTTCATATAATTTTTTAATAATTCTATCTTGTTCTTCTTTGTTTAGCTTATCAAAGCTAGGAGAAGTTGACAAAATTTCTTTTATTTCTGCATAAGTTTCTTTTTTCATACAATATAAGACGGTTAAGATCTTAAATTGTTTTTAAAAATTAATGTATTGTTGGTTTAGTTGTAATACTTCGTTCAGTTTCAAACTGTTTTACAAATTCTTTTATTTCTCCTGCACTCTCAAAACTTGTAAAATGTGCTATTAATTCTGGTTTATTTGTTATTTGATTAGTAATTAAATAAAAAGTTACAAAAGCATCATTGTTTAATAATTCTTCTTCAAACATTTTATTTGCTCCATTCAATAGAAAATTTTTCACCTTTGTTATTTGTTAATGATAACTGTTGTTTATCTGTGCCAAATGTTTTTGGACTTAATTTTGATGCTAAAAACTGTTTATGCCTTACTAAAATATCTAATGCTTTAATGCTATTAAGGTTAGCTGTTTTATTATTAGCATCAACAATCATATTTTTACATTGATCTTCAACAGCATCTAAAGTGTAATGAATACCGTCTGATTTTGCTTGTTCGTATTGTTCTCTTAATTCTGGTTTTTCATTCATCCATTTTCTAAATGTATTCCAGGATAAATTTTCTTTTGCTATTGCTTTTCTAATGCTTTCGCCAGTTGCAAGAGCTTCAAGAATTCGTTTTATTGCGTTCCTTGATTGGTTAAACTTAGGCGGTCTGCCTTGTGCTTTAATAACTTTATTCATAATAATTTGGAAAAAAAAGAAACTTCTTCGAGTCTAATAATAAAATAGAGTAAAATTGTCAAAACTGTCAACAAAAAAAAATATTTTTTTTATTCGTACTTCGGAGCAATCAAGCGATATATTTTTTCTTTTTCTTTTAGTTTAAAGTTTTGTTTTATTCTTGCAATGATCGTCATTAATAATTCGCTATATTTATTTTTTACTTTTCTACGATCTAATGCTGTTAATCTTCCAATCTTACTCCAGGATAATCGTTTACCTCTCAACCATATTATTTTGCGATCTTCATCATTATTTATTAATTGAATTAATTTTAATGCTAATTCCCAACGAGATATACTTCTTGGAGATAAGCTTATTTTTGGCTCACTATCGCCATAATTTAACCAATCGATCCTATTTATATCCATCCAAAACGTCAATTTTTGCTTACGAGTAGCACTAGGTAATCGTTGATCCGTTAAAAAAGCATCATAATATAATTGATCTAAATCGTGTTCAGTTATCCGCATAAGTGTTTTGCATAGGAGAGAGCTTCTTGTTTAGTATTTTTATTTGAAACTTGCTCTAACCATTCATTGTAACGATGTTGTGAAAGTTTTTTACTCATCAACCGAATATATTTGTTTTCCATATTCTGATTGTAACTAAGACCGTTATTAACAACTTGCTTATAGTAAGGATTAGAGTTCTTTGCGAATTTCTTAATTGTTTTACTTATATCTATATTAATAATAGGTTTAGTAGGAGGTGAAGGTTTGTTCGTAGTAATTGGCTTTGAAGTGAATGTTTGTTCGTAGTTTTGGAATTTATCAAATGTCAATTTGTAATGATTTTTACCTTTTATTAACAACTTATTCACAAGCTTATGCCTTAATAATTTGGCTGTGGAGTATTGGACTTGACGTAACGTAAGACCTGTTAATTGAACTAATCGCCTGTTCGTTGGGTATACTTCTTTCTTTTTAAAGTTGTAATGATCTAATATCCAGTAAGCGACTTTAATATCGGCTATACTAAAAGTTTTATTGTTTAAGATCTTTCCAACGAGTTTCCACTTTTCAAGCATTCATTCTCCGCAGCTTTTAGGCAATCGTCAATATAACCTTGCCAAAAAATCCCAGTTTCTCTAACAATTTCGGAGTAATGCGTTCCTTTATTACGAATGTATGTTCGTGCTAATTGTTCAGCACTTTCTTTTTCTTTTTTAGTTTTTAATAATTGTTTGGCTTTCAAAGTGTTCTCCTTCTTCACTAATGTTGACCTGGACTCGGTATAAAATACAACCTTCAGGAATATAAATCTCTGTTCCTTTCTCGGTGCAATCCTCGTCTGTATCTTTGCTACAAAATAAAACCCACTCTGAAGGATCGTTTGGATTTTTTTCCATCCAACCAACATTTATATTGATAGCTGCCTTGCCATCCCAATTGGTTTTCCAAACCCCATCTCCTTCTCGTGGATCTTTCCATATAACAAAATAACAATCTTTAGAAAATTTTTTTGCGGTGTCCAAAAAATTCATAAAAATTATTTATCATAAAAAAAAATAATGAAAAATACTTATCCATTAATCTTTCCCCAATACTTTCACATCTATTTCACATTGTTTTCACTTTTTATTTTATTTCACATTAATTTTTACTTTTTTTATAATTTTTTTCATAATAATAAATGCCTAAGATGGCACAAACGACAGAAGCTTCAAATACATCTAAAATAATACCTAGTTACTTCATGGATCGTGGATTAGACCATTTTTCACCTACACAAGCAACAACACCTCTTGATGTTTGGATCTATAAATACCTTCATTGCAACCAAGAAAAAAGAAGAAAGATGAAGGGAAGTTCTAAAATGCGTTGCGGAGTTCTTGCAGGAGATAGTGTAGCTGCCGATATATCAGGAAAAGTAAGACCAATATTTCATTATGACGGCTACAAAGAATGGAATGATGAAAAAGATCAAATGCAGTGGAAGAATGATAAAGAATTTATTAATGAAGCCATCAAACAAGTATTTTTAGGATTAAAAGATGTTGGCATAAAATGGGAAGATAAAAGAACGAAAGTAGTTTTTGAATATTATGTTAGTTACGAGGATGATAGATTAGTCATTCCAATTATAGGAAGAACAGACATACAAACACCAACAGCTCTAGTAGAATTAAAAACAAAATGGAGTAAACGAGGAGCAGAAAAAAAAGATGGTACACATAGTTTTTCTTTTCCAAAATTAAAAGATGAGCCAGAAGAAAATCATTTGCAACAATCAGCAATGTATTATCACGCAACTAAAATACCAACCTTTATAGTCCAGGCAACACCTAAAGAATACAAAGTTTATGATATTCGTGAAAGAGATCATAAAGCTGCACTCAACGAGTTAGTTGTTAATTGTATGAAGAAACAAGAAGTTGCAAAACTTAAAAACCCATTTGAAGTTATAGAGCCAAATTTTTATGAATATGGCAATCTAAAATTTTGGTGGAACATCGGAGATAAATATTTAAACGAAGCAAAGGAGTTATATGGCTACTGAAACTGCCGATAATAAAAAACTATTAGATGCAATATCTGAATCACAACGAATAGAAGAAAGTAAAAGAGTAAGCACACGAGGTGGTAAAAAATATTCTTATGTAAAAGATCGGAATTCTATTTTTAGAAAACACTTTGGTTTAGATGTTAGTTATCATTCTTCGTATGAATTAACCGAGCCAAAAGTTTTTAATTATGTAGATAAAAACGGTAAACAAATAGATAAATTTATACCTGGATCAGTAATTGTCAAAACAGAAATATTTTATAAAAATAAATTTTTAGCTTGTGGATTAGCACAAGAATTTAGAGATTCAAATCCTGTAAATACAACAAGTGCAATGGAGAATTGTCAAACGTCATCACTTGGTAGAGCATTAGCAATGCTAGATTTGACAGGTACGGAATTTGCGTCTGCGGATGAGATGCAAATAATGGAGAACAACAAAGGGGTTGTTGACTCCACTAACAATAACGATGCGAGTGATACTTCGGAGGAGAACAATAATCATATTCCTCCTATAAGCGAAAATGATCAATCCTCTGAAGTATCTTTAAGTGATTTTACTATAATTAGTAATGCTATTGATGGATCTAAACATCTTGGACAACTTCGTTCTATTTATACAAAGTTTAAAAATGAAATAGATAGTAACGAGCAGCTACAAGGAGTTTATAAAAATCACGAAGAAAAAATTAATCGCAATAAACCTAAAGACGATGGATGGGATATATGAGTGAAAAGTTTGAATTAAAAGAAGGTAAAGGAAATATAATGCCAAACAAAGATGCTGACGCAAAGCATCATTACTACGGATCAATAAGAGTTTCTCGTGATGTTAAACAAGGAGAAACAATTAAATTACAAGGTTATAAAAACGAAAGTCAAAGTGGTAATAAATATATTGGCTTACAAATGTTAGATAAGCGAGAACAAGATCTATAATGGATTTATATAACGAAGTTACAGAAGTTCTCGAACAAGCTGATCTCCTGGTTAGTGGTGAAAGAAAAAATATCTACGGAGAGTTTGATAAAAACCACGATGATATTGCGAAGATATGGAGTGTTATTTTAAAAACACCTATACGAGCTGACCAGGTTACGTTGTGTATGGCAGGTGTAAAGATAGCAAGAGCATCTAATCCTGATACGTACAATAGAGATAATTATATAGATGGAGCTGCATATCTATCTATGACCAACGCACTACAAATGAAAAAGAATGGTGATTTATGAACACAGATTTAATTGAAAAAATATTGCGTAAAAAATATGGATGGGATCAATTTCCATTACCAATTATTCGTGTGCCAAAACAAATAGAAAAAAAAGTAATACAACTTTTAGAATATAAAAAAGAAAAAAAGAAAGCATGACACCAAGACAAAGTAAAATATTAAAATATGTCAATAAGTTTTGGGATGAGAATAGTTATTCTCCAACATTACAAGAGATAGGAAAAGGTTGTGAAATTAAAAATGTTACAAGTGTTTTTAATAGTTGCAATTATTTAGAAAAGCGAGGTTACATAACCAAGTTAAAGAATACTAGGAGAAGTATAGAGCTTACAGAAAAAGGAAGGATAAGTGCCTAAACAAGATCCTGAAGAACAAATAAAAGAATTAAAAACTAATTTAAAATTTATCAGCAAACAATTAGAAAAGGCATACGATAAAAATAGTAAACTTCGTGTTGAAAATATCGAACTTAAAAACAAATTAAGTATTTTACCAAATAGCATCGTGAAAAAAAAAGATGAATGAAAGTTTGCAAAAGTTGTAACAAAGAATTTCCGCACACAGAGTTTAGAGCTGAACATGGATATTTAAGAAATCAATGTCGTTTATGTAAAAACGAACAAACAAGATTATCAAGACAAAAACTTTGGAAAAAACATCCTGAAAAACATGAAGCTTACAAAAAAAAATTAAGAGAGATAAGATTAATAGATATAGAAAAGAAAAGAGAATATGATCGTTTAAATTATTTAAAAAATAAAGAAAAAATAAAAAAAGAAAGAAAAGAATTTTATCATAAGTTTCCTAAATTAGTCAGAAAAAGAAGAATGATGACAACCTACAAAATTTCAGAAGAAAAATATGAAGAATTAAATGCAATAAAAAAATGTCAATGTTGCGGAAGAAATGAAAAAGAATTTGTAAAAGGATTATCAATAGATCATTGTCATAAATCAGGAGAAGTAAGAGGAGTGCTTTGTCCGAATTGTAATACAGCAATAGGATTATTTAATGATGATCCAGGAGTAATGAAAAAAGCAATAGGTTATCTCAATGCCTAGATATAGTTATTTTGAAAAGGGTAATCCATTTAATGAATGGCATAGAACAATTGATAATTTAGCTGCTGTTGATATAGACTTGGTTGAAGTATGCAGTAAATGTTATCAGCCATTATTACTGATTGAACACGCATACGACAAAGGTCAAACATATAAAAATTGTACGGCAACAATGAAGTTGGCTAGGCAAAGCAAAACTCCTGCAATGCTAATTTTTTATAAAGATATGAAAACTTTTAGAGTAAAAAAACTATATCCATCGATGGAAAATGAAAGAACAGTACAAGCATCAACTTTAGTCAGATATTTACGAAAACTACATAATTTACATAAATGTTTCTGAAAAAGTGTCTATAAATTAAGTGAGAATGAGGTTTAAGGAGGAGGTCTGTATGATTAGACCTCCCAAGTTTATTAGTAAATTCTAGCTATCAATTTGCTCATATCCTGCTGTGCATTAGGATCGGAGAAGGTTGCGTAGCCAATTTGTGTCTTTGTATCGTTATGACCTACACGAAGTGCTATTGTTCTTGAATCAACTCCGCTTTTTTGCCATTCTGATATAATAAATCGTCTAAACATCTTTGTATCAACGATGCTACTATCAAAGCCAAGTTTATCACATTTAGATTTAAGATAATCTAAACTGTATTTATAACCGACATTGAACAAATGACCTGATTTTATAGATTTCTGACGAGTATATGTGTCAAAGAAATATTTAAGTTTTTTCGGTATTGGCACTATTCTTTCACCCATCATAGCATCAGCGACACGCAATTTCGCAGCTTTTGTTGGTGTTATCTTGCCATTTCTAATATTTCTTGAATTTCTAATTGTAATAGTTTTGTTATGCCAATTAAAATCCTCGTAAGATAAACCTGCTGCTTCACCCCATCGAATGCCAGTTGGATATTGAATTATATAAATAAATGACAATTCCTGGAATTTATGAGCAAATCCATTCTCAGAATAATCACCGATTTCATCACGATTTAATGCACTATTAAATGTGTTTTCTAAACTTATCAGTAATTTTTTCGCTTCTTTTGGTGTCATTGCTCTTGGTTGATGCAATGGTCTATATTGCGTTGGTTTTTCTTTATACCTATGATGTGGAGATTGAAACCAGTTCAATTGCTCTGCTTTTGTTAGCAAGGTATTTAAAAAGTTTCTTACTCTTTTTGCCTTTGATTTAGAGAATTTATGCTTTGCAAACATATCATCCAGGAAATCAGAATACCATTCATAAGTAATATTTGATAATGGAAAGTGAATTGCTTGTTTTTCATCACCATTACCAAGTATTTTAAATAAAGCTTTTCTACTGTCCTTATATCGTTCAACAGTATCTTCTTCTAAACCCTCTTGATCAAAGACATCAAGACGTTTCAGCTCTATTCTCTTATCCCATTCTTTTTCAAGTTTGGTATTTACATGACCAATAGTATAACCATTATCACTTAAAGATGGTGTTTTATTCTTATATTCTTTTTCCCATTTAGTAGCATTCTCAATAGCAATGTACCTCTTAGGATGTAGGAATTTTTTTACTTTTGTTAATCCGTTAGGATCTTCATATTTTATAACAACTTGGTAAACCTTTTTACCACGATGTGTTACATTCCAAATTTTCATAACTACTCCTTTATCTACTCTACACAAGAAAATTTAATTGTGTAAATGTAGAGTGAAAGTAACATAAAATAGAAAAAAAATGAAGTATAAATAGGTATGAAAATATGGGAGAATAGCTTGATTTTGTTAAATTAGAAGGGTGAAATACGGTCTTGAAAACCGTTTTTGAGGTAGGAATTCTAGGAAAAATTATGTGCTAGGAGTGAAAATAGAGTAAAAATAAAAAAAATATTTTTGTGGCGGAGAGTGAGAGATTCGAACTCTCGATAGACTTGCGTCTATGCTAGTTTTCAAGACTAGTGCATTCAACCACTCTGCCAACTCTCCCTAATACCAGGAGAGCCATATCATAATTAAATAGGAGTAGAAGCAATAAATTGACAAGAGAATGCAGCAGCCACATCTTTATCTTTAAATGGCTGATCCACTCTTTCTACGATCTTATCAACTAGCTGATTGCAGGTTTCCCAATCTTCAATTTCTCTGCCAATTTGTGCATTATATAAGCACAGATTGGTATTTGGTTGAATGTTCAGGAAACATACAACAGCTACAATTTTAAACATTATTTTTTCTTTTTGCCTTTTTTGGTAACTTTTTTAGTTTTAACCATTTTGCCAAACATCATTTTACCATCTTTTTTCTTACTTCTTTTCTTCATTCCTCTTGCCATGAATATCT